ATTAGTATCATCAATAAATGCAACATCAGTTGCATTTAATGTGGTTAACGCTGGGACTCCAGTTGTTGCTATTGCTAATCCAGTGCCAACTAATGACCAAGTTGAACCATTAAAACGATATGTTCTTAATTCATCATTAGTATCATCAATAAATGCAACATCAGTTGCATTTAATGTGGTTAACGCTGGGACTCCAGTTGTTGCTATTGCTAATCCAGTGCCAACTAATGACCAAGTTGAACCATTAAAACGATATGTTCTTAATTCTTCGCTAGTACTATCTATAAAAGCAACATCAGTTGCATTTAATGTGGTTAACGCTGGGGCTCCAGTTGCTGCTACTGCTAATCCAGTGCCAACTAATGACCAAGTTGAACCATTAAAACGATATGTTCTTAATTCTTCGCCAATATCATCAATAAATGCAACATCAGTTGCATTTAATGTGGTTAACGCTGGTAAATTGACGTTCGTTATTGTTAATCCAGTGCCTATTTGTATAGGTGATGTCCAATCAACAAATGATTTACCTCCCTCTAAATTAACAAGAGGTCTTTCATCCGTAATATCAGTATTAAAAATGCTTATTTGGCTCACAACTAGGTTAATCTGGCATACTGGATATTGTCCAGTAGAATAATCCGGTGCTACAGGGCTTGCTGCTTCTGTCCCTTCAATAATAACCAAATCACCAGTTGTTATATCAATAGAAACTCTATCAATTCTAGGTTCTGTCACAGGTGCAGTAAATATAGCACTGGTTTGCTCTGTTTTAGTTATGTACGTTATTCCATCCCACAACTTACCTGCATCAATAATAATTGTCATATCAGGAACAGCAGCTTCATGTGGCGCAAAGTTAGCTGCTAACTCTCCAAGAACTTTTATTGATGCGTCAATATCTGCCTTATAAGCTGCTGCTGATTGTGTTGTAAAATCTGGTTGTTTAAATTTAGCTACCATTTGTTAAACTCCTATTGCTTTCCAATCAATTGTCCCTGCAACCGCAGCTCCAGATGAATCAAATAATCTAACTGTAAATTGTGTTTCTGTTTTTGGCGATACTACAGCATTTATTGATGTTGCACTAATTACCAAAATATCTATATAAGGTCTTAAATGAAATGGTAATGGATAAGTAATCACCGTACCACTTATATCTATGATAACATCTTCTGCTCTTTGTGTCCATTCTATAGCATCGACAATTCGCTTAAATTCTGAAATTATAGCTATACCAATAGAAGTTTCGACATGTACTCTTGCTTTTAAATATCTGAAATCTACATTACCAGAAGACCATTTTTCAAACCCATCATAAGAACCAGCATCTAATCTATAATCAATATCAAAATGTGGCGTAGCAGAACCAACTGGGTCAATAGGTGGTAGTGCAGAGGTTATTACACCTGATACTCTATTAATATCATCAAACCCATTGTCATATTCAGCAACTTCATAATAACAATCATTGTATGGATTAGGAACCGTTATATCAAAAGTATCCCAAGTATCTAAGTTTGCAGCATCTTGACTATCTGGTACAAGCTTGCCTGTATGATGATACACCATATTCGTTAGTGTACCTTCAAAATTTGGAGCAAACAATACAGAGTCTATAATGTCAAAACTACTTGAAAAAATAAGATTTGATGAAGCATAATTAACTGAATAAATTCCAAGAGTATCAACAGCTTTAATCATGATAAGCCAATCACCATCAGGAATATCAATTGTAGTTATATTTGTTCCTTTTGCTAATTCAGTTAATGGCGATGCATCAGTCCATAGACCAGAACCTTCAGATTCAAGATAACGTATCTCATACCCATCTAAATCAAAATCAGTAACAAGACCCCATTTTAAAACAATTGATGAGCCATTTTGATAACTTTCTAAATTTGGCACATCTTGAGGCGGAGCAGTTACACCAAGTATCTCTTGATTTAATAATTCTACTGGTGGTGAACTAGCACCTAATATATTATAAGCTATTACCTCAAAATCAAAACTACCAAATCCTACACCTGATAATTCAATATTGTTTGATTCTGTATATTCAGAATTATAATTATCGTCACCTCTTCTCCATCTAAGCACATACTTTACAGCATTATCAATATTGTCCCAAGAAAGATTAATCCTTGTTCCGAAATTCCCATACCCAATATTATATAAACTTTCTTCATATGTTAAACCTGTGACTGGTTCTATTGTTGCACTTAATAATGTAGATTGCTTCACTTCTAATTCTAAATCATTTTCAGTAAAATCATACTTTGAAGAATTATATTCTAATGCAGATATAACATATGTATTAGGGTTGTTTTCAGTTACACTAATAACTCTCCATTCTTCTGGCGATAAATTTACAGAAGAAACTATCCAAATAGATTTATCTATTGGTTCAATTGCAAAAACTGAATCTATATCTACTACACTTGTCTCTATTGGGCCGACAGTTGTAATTGTTTTGTCTATTACAGTTCCATCTGGCAAAACAAAACTTATTGTATATGTTATCCCTGAATCTAAAGTTATTGAGCTATCTAAATCAATAGTTGTTCCATTTATACCAAGAATCCTACCGCCATATCTTGAGCCTGCCCTATTTGCATCAATAGTTTTTATTATAACGCCAGGCATTATTTGAGTTCCTTCTAACCCAACCTTAAAACTTATAACTTCGGTTTCATTATTCTCTGCATAAAGCAACCATTTTCCTAATCTATGTGCCTGACCTCTTGAAGTACAACCCATAGCAACAGTTTGAAATTCGTTTATACCAAATTTTGATATACCATTTATATCTTCTACATATTCTATTTTCTGTTTATATGCATCATTTGGATCGTTCCAAGTTATTAAAGCTGTAGTATGTCTTACCCTTGCAGAAGAACCCTCGTAGTTAAACAATCCATCGACTACAGATGCATTAGTGAATTGAGAATATGCGGATTCTGGTTTATCCTGAACAACACTTATACCATTTGAACTCCAAAAAAGCATAGCTCTAAATATTGAAGCCATGTCTCTAATAACTTTATATGCCTCTTCTCTCTTTTGTAGATATAGATTACAAGTAAATCTAGGTTCATATGTTGGGGCAGATAATTCGTCTAAAAATCCAGTAAGAACAAGTTCATCACAATATTGAGCTATTTCGTATAAAGCCCATTTATCAGTAAGTGCTGTATCTATAAACTTTCCAAGTCCGTACCTATCATTAGTTATTAAGTCATAAAAACACCAAGCTGGATTATCCGACCAAGCAACAATAAATGTTCCATCCCATATACCAGTATATTCTCTAGTTAATGGGTCATAATTAGCAGGTATTTTTATCTTTAAAAGCTTTACCTCATAACCACGACTTGGTATCCTTGAGAATTGTTTTGCATCAATTCTGATACCAACTAATGCACTATTAGGATAATTAAGTTTTGTGTTTATGATATTTGTATATGAATCAAAATAAATATCATTATTTGTTGACGAATCTGGTGCATCTTCTGTAATTCTAGTTACTCTTATATCCCAAGGTGCTGAACCTGTAAGTAAAATATTTGTGCTTCTTCTATATGTTGTGATTGTTTTTCCTGTAATGTTTATTGTATTTTTTAATACATAACCACCACCATTTGATTGTAACTCAATAGTGTAATCAACAGAAGAACCATTAAGATCGCCAGTGGAAACGTCTTGAACAGTCATTCTAGGGGTATATATAGTTACGTTTACAGAGTCAAGCTCAACATTAGTTATTTGCCGTATAACTGGGGAAGATTGAAGTATCTTTACACCTACAACTGTTGTAGACCTAACTGAGTCATTTCCTGCAATTGGAGATTGTGCTTGCGTTCCATCCCTCCAGTCAACTAATACATCTTTAAAATTATATGTTAAATCTTCATTTTGTAATGGCGTTTTATCTAAAAAAATTGATTGAGCACCATTTACCAAACCACCTATTTCGCCTTCACACAATAAATCTACTATCTGTGCATATTGCGATGATATAAGATCGTTTTCAGCTTCTACAGGATTACGACCACCACTTTTTCCACCACCGGAGCCAGATATATGAATTGTTTTATCTTTTTTATTATTCATTCTGTGGTCAATCCTGCACTAATAACTTGTGAGCCAATTCTAAGTGTCCCATATCCTACCGCAACAGGGATTCCTTGCCTAGTAGTATTTATAACTCCATCAAAAGCATAATTAGGATTATCGTCTGCTAGTTCATTTTCTTCTATTGAACTTTCTAAAATAATACCAGCAATACCTTGAACTACTAATAATACACCAACTTGTGCAACTGTCCCCCAACTTAATAAAGTAGCCTCTGCTGCAACACCTCCTGCTGCTCCACCATAAGCATATGCTACAGCTATTAATATAACGCCAAGAACAATCTTTGCCTCATTTCCAGAGCCAGATATTATTGGGACAATTCTTATTACCTCTTTATTTGATGTAGGGTTATGCATATTGCTTACATATATATCTTCTGAACCTATAAAAATTTCATAACCAGAATCTTTATCATTAACTATATGCTGTTTAAACCCTTTAAACAAAACACATAAAGCTCTTATCGCTTCTGCTGGATTTTTAACATCAAGACTATGACTCTTACCAAACTTTTTACCAAGTATTCCATATAATAATATAGTTTTCATATAAAATCCTTGTGGCGGATAATCCCCCAAGTATGCTTTAACCAATAACCACCATACATATCTATACTGCTAAGTCTATATTGTACATGATGTATCATTTTACCATTGCCTAAATATACTGCTGCATGATTAGGTATTGAAGATGAAGCCATAATCAATATAACATCATTAATTTTAAGATCGTGAACACTATCAAATTTTACCCTTTCGAAACCTGCTTTTTCAAAATTATCTACATATAAACTTTCGCCTCTTTCCCAAAACTTATCTGTTCTTACTGGGTCAGGCATGTCTATACCTAGTTCTAATTCGTAATGGTCTTTTACAATTGTATAACAATCAAGTATACCAAATGAAAATTCTCTTCCAACCATAGGCGCTATATATCCGCTAGGCTCTGTTACAGTGTGCTGTCCTGTTCTTGGATTGACTATCAACCAAGGTAATATACCTCTTTCTATTGCTACCAAATCAGCTTGAGAAGGATTAGGATTGATATTAGGGTGAGAATGAACTATGTGCGTAATTTCTATTGCATCTTCTGCTTTTGCGTAATCAAGTGGTTTTATTACAAAGTTCTTCTCTTTGTCTTCTGCTATATTTTCACATTCAATATATTTTGTCTTGCCTTTAAACACACCAATAACGCCACAAGTCTCTTCAGGACACTTTGACTTTGCATGTTCTATAGCATGTTTTATTGCTTCTTTCATTAGTTTAACAAACCTGCTCCGGGAAAACCACCATAAGGTAAAATATTTACAGTACCAAATCTTAACTGACAACTACCAAGCCTTTTACCACAAACGTCAAGGTTAATATCACCTGTAGGGTTATCATTAGAATCTGCTACAGCACCACCAGCATATGTACATTCAGCGGACCTGTATATCCAAGTACATGAGTTTTGTATTATTTGTCTACGTGGTAATTTTATACCTTGTATATCAAGTGATGATGCAAGTTCAAACTCAACAAATATCTTATTTTCAGAAACCTTTCTGTCTATGAAATATATATCATCAGGAAAATATACTGCTGGGTCTGCCGTAGAATTAATTCCACCTGTAAAATTTATAGCATCAAGATATTTGACCATAGTTCTTTTTCTTGTAATTTTACCTCCTATCATATCACCAACACTTTTGATAAGAGCGCCTATGACACCACTAACATTAGCGATTTTTAGTGATGGTCTAGCAAGTGTGCCTTGTGTACTTGTTTCAAATCCTTCTAAATCTATTGGGAATTGTGTATAAGTATTACCTTGCCATACAACGTCTGCTTTTAATTCATTAGTGCCATTATGAAATCTATATACAATGTCACCTAAACTTGTTAGGTCAACCTCAATTAAACTTATTATAGCACCGGGAGATAGCTCTTGCACAACTTGCTCAATTGACATTAGAAAAATACCTCTGCAAAACTACAAGTTATACTTGATGTAAAACCTGAAACAAAATTCCTTGAATGCTCTTTACATTTAAATCGCCCAGCACTTCCTGATGGTGGAGTCCAATCAAAAGGTGTAGTTGCAGTATTGTTATCATTAAAAAATGTTTCAATTGCATCACCATCAACTTT